TCAAATAACCAACTTAACCCATTCCTGACCTCGAGTATCGTTATAGCGATCGGTGGTTGCCTGGACTTTATGTCCTAGTAATGTTTTTGTATCGATACCCTGTGCACGGTACAGCCGTTCTGATAGAGAGCGTTGTTCATGAAATGTTGGCGGAGTTTTTCCTGCTGGTGGAATTATCCCAGCCAGATCCCGTGCTTTGGCAAAGTAGTCGCTCAGGTTGTCTTTACTCATCGGCTTCGGTTGTTTCTGGTGCCGACTATGGATTAGATATGGACTTAATATTCTGTCTCGGCACCCATCAATAACTTCTTTTAACGTTATCCCAATGGCATCACAGCGTAGTGTAAGCGGTAACGCCAGACGCATTCCGGTTTTTCCCTGGGTGATATGCAAGTGTTCGTTCCACACATCTGAAAAACGCATGTGGCAAATGTCATCACGGCGCTGACCAGTAACAATCGCAAGAAGCATTGCGTTACGGATAAAGTGTTTTTCAGGCGTTGCATTGTAAATTTTTTGCCAGTCTTCCATGGTGAGCCTGGCTCTGGTTACTTTAGGGATCGGTTTACGGGTAGCCTCCGGAGGATTCCATCCAGGAGGAACTTCCCCTGCATGCTGTGCTTCTTTATAAATATCAACCCATAATCCACGATTTACTCTCGCTGTGCTGACCATGTCTTTATCCAGCCACTCATCCAGTATTAATGCAAAGTCTCTTACTTCCAGTTCTTTCAATGGGTGGTTTCCCAGACGGGAAACCAGGTATGCAGCCATTCGGGCTTTTTCTTTGTGAGTTGTAGTTGCAATATCCCCATTTTTCAGTCGCGTGTCCTGTATTTTCAGATATCGATCAACCCATGCCTTTAATCTGATACCCCGACGTTTTGTTGCTGACGGACTTTCATCAATTTTGCGCATGAAATATTCAGCTTCTGCTGCAGCTATTCGCTGATTGGCTGTGGAAGCGATTTTTTCTGCTTTGCCTTTGTCTGTTCCGAGACCGTGAAATTTTCCAGTCACAGGGTTTTTATACTGGTAGTAAACCCTGCCAGTTCTGCGATCAAACTTTTCGTAAAGACCGGTTACGTCAGTGCTGTTTTTTCGTGGCCTCGGTGACATGAGTTAAAATCTCCTTCAGTGCATCATCATCGCCAGTATGAATTTCCGGCGCAATTCCCGTTTCACCAGGTCCAACAAATACTGCCCGGCGATCTATCAGCCAACGCCCACGAATTTTTTGTGGTCTTGGAACGATGTATCCTAGTTTTCCGTATTTCACCAGGGTAGTGTTTGTTATTGGGAGACTGAACCGTTTTGGTTTCCACTCGTCGAGCGTTATCAGGTACTGTTCGCTCATGGCTATCACTCCGGAACACGCCAGTTGCAGAATACCAACGACAACTGGCGACGGTTGAACATTAAAAATCAGCCTGACTCGGGATCAGTTTTTGCCAGATTGCTGAAACGTATTTTGCCTGGTAACGGGCGTCATCAAGTGCATTATGGCGCTCACCTTCGAATGGAATAGCCGTTCTGGCATCGAAGTCTATGGCTTTCCCCAGCTCAACGATTGTGCGTACATCGCGATCGTTGTAGTAACGCCACGGGCAGGGGATCCCCTGCCGTTCGTATGAACGGCGCAAAATCGTGTTGTCGAAGTTGGCTCCATTTCCCCAGACATGAACAAAAAATTCACCGGAGTTTTCGTCGATAAATTCCCGCAATTGTAACAGTGCATCATCTAACGGGATTTCATCGGTCATAATAGCAGATTGCGCTTCGCGTGATTGCTTAAGCCACCTTTTAATGACGTCACGATCAATGACTCCGCCAGCAGTTTCCAGATCGATAGTCTTACTAAATTCCGGTCCCATATCTCCGGTTTGCGGATCGAAAAATATTGCACCTATTGAGATAATCGGGGCATCAGGATTTTTTCCCATGGTTTCAAGGTCGATCATTAGATGGTCACACGTCCTGCTGGTGGATGTGATAACGCGATGACCGTTCACCGTAATTAAGGGATCTGCCGTCTCGCCAGTTTCACTATCGCTGGCGTGATCCTGAGCGCTGCCAGCATTCTCCTTGTGTGGATGTTCAGCGCCTTCCATTTTCTCCGAATCGTCTTCCTGAACTTCAACCTGATTCTCTTCATCGAATGTTTCCTGGTATGTTGCGTCACCCATCACCGCGCCACAATCAGGGCAGTTGCCGCCACCGCTTTGACCGCAGGCGGTGCAGACTTTTTCCGGTTCCTGTTGCGCTACTGGCTCAGGTTGTTTCGTTTCTGGCTCGTTTTGTAACGCATTTGGGCTGTTTTGTTCCGCTTTCTGGCCGTTCTGTTCCGTTTCTTGTTGGTTCTGATTCACTGAATCGCGGGTTTCAATCCCCTTCACCCATTTCGGATCATTCGGGTCGCTAATCCCTTCAATAAATTCACCACGTGATGCAGCAAGCAACTTATCGGCGTCAGGCTGGCTGATATTGGCTGCCTGCATAATTTTGTTTACTTCGTCAGCGGTAACTTTTACCGGTTCTGGCTGTGCGGTCGTGTCAGATGCACCAGTATTTTGTTGTGAACCTGAGTATGTACTGTTTTTGCGGGCGAAATATTCTTCTTTCGTGATTTCAGTAGCCCCGGCAGCCAGCGCCTTATCCAGACCAGAAAGTTTGTTTGCGCGACCGTATTTTTCGCCATCCTTGTCGGTGAAGAGGAAGTAGAACGGCCCCTCACGCTCTACAGATGGTTCGACTTCCACTTTGCATTCGGTTTTTTCGTTGTCCGGAATTGCCGTTTCCACTGCATCAGTTTCTGGTACTGGCGACGAGAGAGTATCAGTTGCGCTCTGATTTGTTCCTTCATCTTCAAACACGCCCTTTGTAGTCAGGTATTCAGTAATGTATTTGTTCAGTACCACAGGGTCTTTGTGAATGTCGATCGGACGCTCACGGACAAGGCCAAAAATAGTCTGGCGGTCGTAGCGAAGGGCATCAGGCTGTTTGCGCATTGATGCCGAGATACGCTTCCAGTCTTCGCGGTCGTTGTCGATAACTTCATTTTTTGCCCAGCGATGGATGCTGCCGTCAATGTTTCCGGCATCCACATCACCAGGCCAGAGAGCGTAGGCCAGTTCATCATCCAGTGTTTTCCATGTCTGCTTGTATTCGCGACGAATGGCGGCAGTGACAGGGTGGATTTTTCCTGTTGAGTTTTCAGTGTTCTGCCGGTTGACTCTGGCGCAGGCGAGATCAACAACAGACGTGTATTTTCCGGTTTCTTTGCGTTCGGCTTCGCGACGTTTTTTCCAGGTGCGTAATTCTGCCTGAATTTCGGGCCATTTGGCACCCGGCTTACATTTATGTTTAACCCACCCGATGGCGAACAGCTTAAGTTCCGGATACATGGCGTTAACTTCAGGCATTTTCATCAATGCTTCAACGATATGCCCGTCAAAGGTAGCAACGTCTTCCTGCAGTAATTCCTGCGCGTCAATCGCCATATCAACGGTGATGTTTTCACATGTACCGAACTTAACCAGGACCGCGTTCTGTACTTCAAGGGACAGCTTGTCAAAATTGACGTTCATCGGATCGGATTCTGGTTCGACCGGAATAAAGGAAGCGGATTCCTCATCCCAGCGGTTTTCCTGCATATATTCAGCATCCCAGGAATCGAGGGCAGGGCGGGGTATACCGGGTTTATCCTCGCAGACAAGAAATTTATAAGCGCAGTCCTGAGCAGCCGGATATTGCTCCAGGAATTGCCAGGTAAATTTGGCACGGGCGCGGCGTTCGTCACCGGCTTCAATGGCAGTGGCTACAGCAACTGCACCTTCTTCCTTTATTGCCTGTTCGTCCGGAATGGCGGCGCAAATAAAGACTTTACTCATTTTGTTTTACCTCATTACAGATTTAAGGGTGAACAAATCCCTGCCATTGCTGGCATGTAAAAATGAAACTGGATATTAATTACGGCGCTGTTTTTAATCCTGCCGGGATTTCGTTATTATCCATGCGAATAACTTTCTCGACCGGATAACAGTTACCAGGAATTTTCTGTTCTGCTGCGGCAGCCATACATTCTTTCATTGAACCATATATACCAGTAACCACATCAACAGGTTCGCCAGTATTAAGAAAAACAGTCAGAGTGAGGGCAACAGCAGTATTCATTGCCAGCGTCCTTTTTGCATCAGGCGTAAACGGGCCAGCATTGAAACAATGCATATTTTATTTAATAACTCCCGTTCGTGTTTTCTCTTGTTAATGGCATCTTCAGTAAATACAGGGTTACTGATAGTGACACCAATTTCAAAACAACCTTCAGACGTATTAACGTTTGGTAATAACGTTTCCATTATCGCGTCCTCAACAATGAATTTTGTGATGCGGTGCCTGGTGCCTCCAGGTGACGTTAACCAGTTAACAATTAACGCCGGATACAGAGAATCCACCCATAACACTGTTTTTGGTTTTAACTGTTCCGCGTGCGCTCAGCCGCATTCACCACATCACAAAATTCACTTTAAAAAGGGCGGCAGAGCAGTCACGGAGTAAAACTGATACCGCCAAACGTCACCAGAAAATTGATAACAGAGGGCGTTGCAGCGGAGTTGTCACTTAAGCGTATGGTCAACCTGACAACCCGGTGTCCTCAACGGAGGAAGGAATAACCCCGCCATACTTACCGCCGCGCCATTTCGCGGAGTGCCACAACCGGAAGCGCACGGTCGACGAAAATTTAACAACAGGCTATCTATGAACCAGCTACCTCGCCGTGCGCTTTCGCGTTATGGTCTGACTTTTCAGGGAAATATCCTTTCAGTAAACTGTCAGTGCCGGATGTTCACCCGTGTCCGGCGCACGCACTCCACCTGACCCGTGGAGAACTCCTTAATTACCAACCTTAGCTTCGTTGGTTAGCTATTAACGCGGGTATGTAACCATTCTGGCAATGCTTAATGCCGCTGCTTTTTCCAGCCTGGTGATATCCTGCTCCAGAGCGGACAGATTTTCAGCCTGCTTAGTCCTGGCTTCATTGGCCCATTTCAGATCCTGCACTGCATTAATTTTCTGGCGCATCCACTCATAAAGTTCATCATCGGTATAGTCTGGCGCGATGATGACGGGTTCTCGTTTCTGCATACTGATTCCTCGCGGTGCTGTTTCGCTTATCAGCCGTTAGATTTTGCCGAACTGGAAAGCGCCTGTTTAAACTCACTGAAGCTGAGAGCTTCTTCGTCTTCGGCAAGACCTTCGAAGTATTCTTCGTAAGCCTTTTCCATGATTGTGTCGAAATCCATATCACTCACCTGAGTTTCTTTCCAGCCAGCGACGGGCACCATTTTCGGTTTTAAACGTTTTGCTTTTGGTATACGTCATTGCGGTGAACGTGCCGTCCTGGTTGGGGAACACGCCACATACCAGAGATTCGCTGTTGCCAAGATCGATAGTATCCATGCTGACCTCATTTCCCCTTAACGCCGGGGTAGCGGAACAAAAACCTGCTGCATAGTTATTAAAGTTGAACCCTGCCGTCATGTTCTTACGCCTCGGGCTGGCTACTTAACCCCTGACCACTGCCTGGTAACTCGAAGTATTGCCCTGCATTCTGTGGGGCGGGGTGGGTTGGTATGCCGTTAAGGTAACAAGAGTTACCTTTCGAGTCAATACGATGTTGCAAAAGGTACATTTGAGAGCGTGAAAAACCCGCAATGAATGCGGGTTCTGACTCAGTCTAAGTATTGATGTATTTGTGAAACTTTACCTTTAATGGTGTAACCACCATTCAGTTCGATGGGTTTGTAAAGCGGATTCAGTGACAACAGATAGATGTTTGGTCCGTCAATCGCAACTTTTTTTAGTGTTACGTTTGGCGTTCCTTCCAATTGGATTAAGATTATTTTTCCCACCAGTTCTCTAATGTTACTTGAGCATGGTGTGATCAGCACGGTAGATCCATCGGGGATGGTTGGGAGGCCGTTAGAGTTTGTCATCGCATCTCCCTCAACATGCAATAAAAAAGAGTTTTCAGCGGTTTTTGTCATGACATCAACCCAATTCTTAATGCCAGGAATCTCGGTTACTGGACAACTCATATCCCAATAACCAGCCTGTTCCCACGTTAAAACGGGCAACCGGGCGATGTTGTCACTAATGTAAGGATACTGATTCAGACGCAGATCATCGGTTTTATCGTGACCGTCCTTTCCATAAAGAATCCATTCAGGAGATTTGGAAAGCAATTTTGACAGTAGATGCAAATTCTCACCGTCAGGTTTTGAAGAGCCATTTTCCCATTTTGTTACGGATACACGAGATATGCCGATTGCTTTCGCAACCTGCTGTTGGGTTAATCCAACGTCTTTTCGACGATTCCGAATACGTTCGCTGATAGTGTTTTTCATGTAACCAATGTTACTACCAAGTGATGTTGCTATGGTTGACATTGCTATGTAACTATTGTTACCATCCTGCTCGAAATAACAGGAGAGTTTTATGTTCAAAGATGATGTTCTGCGCTATTTCAAAAAAAAGCGACTAGTAGCTGAGGCTCTTGGAATTTCACATGTGGCTGTTGTGCGGTGGAAAGCAGTTATTCCCAAACTTCGCGCAATGGAACTGGATGAAATTACTAACGGTGAATTGAAATACAACCCAGAACTTTACAAGAAGCAGGATAGCACCTCGAACGAAGGAAAGAATGATTCATGAAAATCAAGCATGAACACATCCGCATGGCGATGAATGCCTGGGCGCATCCGGACGGCGAAAAAGTACCGGCTGCGAAAATTACCAAAGCGTATTTCGAGCTGGGAATGACGTTCCCGGAACTGTATGACGACAGCCATCCGGAAGCCCTGGCTCGCAATACCCAGAAAATTTTCCGCTGGGTAGAGAAAGACACCCCTGATGCAGTTGAAAAAATTCAGGCGTTGTTACCAGCGATCGAAAAGGCAATGCCACCTTTGCTGGTGGCCAGAATGCGCAGCCACAGTTCAGCTTATTTTCGGGAGCTGGTGGAGACGCGGGAGCGACTGGTGAGAGACGCTGATGATTTTGTCGCAGTGGCAATCGCCGGTTTCAATCAGATGAACCGTGGTGGCCCGGCAGGAAATGCTGTGGCAGTACATTGACTGACAATAGCCATATCGAATCGCTTCCGGCAACTCGTGAGTAAAAAGATTCGGTATCAGAAGAGGTGAGTATGGCTAACGCTTGGCTCAGATTATGGCATGACATGCCAAATGACCCTAAGTGGCGAACAATTGCCAGGGTGTCAGGGCAGCCAATTGCAACAGTGATGGCAGTGTATATCCACCTCCTGGTGAGCGCGTCACGAAATGTCACGCGAGGTCACATTGATGTCACGACAGAAGATTTGGCAAGTGCGCTCGACGTGACAGAAGAGGTAATTGATTCAATTTTGCAGACGATGCAGGGGCGGGTACTTGATGGTGATTTAATCACTGGATGGGAAAAACGCCAGGTGCTTAAAGAGGACAACGGCAATATTTCGCAAACCGCAAAATCTCCTGCAGAGCGCAAGAGGGCGCAGCGAGAGAGGGAAAGAAAGCGGGAACAAAATGGCAATTGTCACGGCGCGTCACGAAATGTCACGCACATGTCACGACGAGTCACGACAGATAAAGATACAGATAAAGATACAGATCAAGAAGATCAAAACACTATGGTCCATGGCGTAAAAAACGCCACGAACCAGGCAGGGGATGTTCAGACCGTCAATCTTGGTCAGCCAGCAGGCACGACACCGGAAGCCGATTCAGCGTATGCGCTGAAAGCCGATTCGGGCGCTGTGCAGCAGGTGATGACCGCAAGGGCGGAGCAATCACACCAACTGCAGCAGCCTGAAGCCGATTCCGCCATTCAGCGGGAAGCCGATCGGGTAGTCCCGGAAAACACCGGGCAGTCTGTGGGACGAGTGGATTATCCGGATGTGTTCGAACAGGTCTGGCGGGAGTACCCGTTGCGTGCTGGGGCAAACCCGAAGAAATCCGCTTTCAGTGCCTGGAAGGCCAGATTACGCGAGGGGGTGCCACCAGAGGCCATGCTGGATGGCGTGAGGCGTTACGCAAGATACTTGGCGGCTACCGGGAAAACGGGAACGGAATTTGTTCAGCGAGCGACGACGTTTTTTGGACCGGACCGGAATTTTGAGAACCCCTGGTTGCTCCCGGTAAGCGGCACGAACAACCAGCGTTGTGTGAATCATATTTCTGAACCGGATAACGAAATTCCGCCGGGCTTCAGGGGGTAAGTGTTAATTTCTGGTCATGAGGTAATTTTCAGGAGGGCTTGTGGCAAAAGTTTTTACACAAGAAGAGCGGGAAAAAATTAAAGGGCAGGTTCTTGAACTCGTACGCCAGAGTGGGCGCGAGACGTTACGACAACTGGAAGCTAAAACTGGGGCAACAAGATATCTGATGAGCGTTCTGGCCAGAGAGCTGGTTGCCAGTGGCGATGTATACAATTCTGGCTACGGGTTATTCCCGTCTGAACAGGCTCGTAAAGACTGGCAAAATGCCCGCAAAAAATTATCGAGGGCAAAGCTGAAGAAACCGGTTGTGGTTGATCCGGACCTTATCTGGTCATTACCTGACGGAGAAATACGTCGCTACGACAGTCGCCTAAACATAATCTGTCGCGAGTGCCGGAAGAGCGAAGTTATGCAGCGCATATTGTCGTTTTATCAGGGGGATGTTCGGTATTTATTGAAGTGA